ACCTTTCCAAAATCCTTAGCAGCTTGCTGTGCAAATTGACCCATACTTTGCTTGTCCATGCCGAACATTTTTTGCAAACCTTCGGCGCTGTAATCTTGCTTTTGAAGTTCCTCTATCGATTTAGTTATGCCATCTGTGTTCCAACCCATGTGACCATAAGCTGATTTCTTTAATTGAAGAAACCCTACTTGCAAATCGCGGACAGCACCGAGAACCTTGCCAATTTTTTCAAACATAGTATCGAAGAAAACTCGCATTGATTCCTTAGCAGTCTCCATCGCAGATTTCAAACCTGTTTTGAAGAGGTCTACTAAATTTTTACCATACTGCAACAAAGCTGCGAATCTACCAGACTCGCTTGTATCGGTTGCTCTCGTACCAACATCTTTCATTGCCTCTTGAGCAGCAGCCAACTTGATATACAAATCAACAACACCTCTGAGAGCAACTTTGAGAGCGTCAAAATTACGTTGTGCTGTATTGGAATCGAAAACACCAAACCATTCTTTGATGTTGTTGCTTATCAGGGTTTTGATGTCACCTGCTAAGGTTTTTACATACGTTGAAAGTTTGGAACTACCCTCACCAGCAACTCGGATTGAATCTGCGAAATATGTAAAATAAGCAATAGCACCAGTGATACCCAGTACTAATGCTGTTATAGGGTTTATGATTGAAACCAACCAACCAACAATGCCCACAGCGGCAATGCTACCCAACGCTGCACCCATTGCGATAGCAGCTTTTCCGACAACATCCATGTTGTTACGAAGTAAGTCTAAAGCACTTACAATAGACGCAATGAAACCTGACTCTTGAGATGTCTTACTTAATGAAAAACTGATCTGATTGGTCAACTGTGTGAGAGCCTGACCTATTGTTCGCGGCATTGACTTCATTTGAGCATCGATCTGAGGACCAATTCTCTTAAATGTGTCCATCATTTCTTTGCCTGTAATTTTTCCTTCCTGAGATAACTTGAACATCTCCGATCTTGGGACACCCATCGACTTTGCTAGTTCTCGTAGAACAGCAGGCATCAACTCGGCAGTTGTCCTAAATTCGTCACCATCCAACTTACCCTTGCTGAACGCTTGAGATAATTGAAGCATTGACGATGCTGCTTCAGTTGCGTTTGCACCAGACAAACTTAGAAGTTGAGCTATAGTTCTCGTTACATCTACCGAGTCCTGCACGCTAGCTCCGTACTGCGCAATACCGTCGTCAACTTTTCTCCAAGTTTTAGCGATACCTTCCAACGGTACTCTTGCGTCCTGCGCGATACCGAATGTTGCTTCAGTAACGGCTCGTAGTTTAGCAGGGTTATCGCCTGTGTTGAGTCGAATTTGATTCTGCAATGTTCCGAACGTATCCAAGAACTCAACAGCTTGTCTTGCTTGACCTAACAATACAACTGTGGCTAAGAAACCTCGAAGGCGAGTTGTGGCTAATCCGAATGTTCTCTCAAGGTTTGAAATTGAAGTATGAACACCAGCTAATGACGCTCGGAGAGAGTTATTACTAGCGATCAATTGTCGATTGGCACTTGTCCATCTCTGTGTTGCCGCTGCTGCGTTTTGGATCGGACTGGTATTTATGTTACCAAAATTCGATCTGAAGTTTAACAGTTTACGCAGCCCGCTTAATTGCTTAGCTGCATACTCAGCAGCATCCCCAATGGCTCTGAGTTTGGTATCTATGCCAGCCTGAATTTTCTCAGTTACTACAATGTCAATTGTCATAGTTTGATCTTTAGTTTAGCTGACGCTGCAAATCGAACACCGGCGTTGATGCCTTTTGAACTGAAACCCGGCATACTACTCCCACCTGAAGCATCGATTTTTTCAATGTAATCAACAGCGTTTGTTATGTGTAACGCAACGCCCGGTTTCTTTGATGATATGAGTATTCTACCAATAGATAGGGTTTGGGTAGAAGATTGATTACGGGTGCTTCCACCCTTCCCTGGATAATGCGGGCCGATGGTGTTAGTATTTGGTGAACCTAACCCGATTTGCCAATTAGATACTGCTTGACTTGTATCGACCGGCATAGCAATAACGAGTGTTTCAAGCACTACGTTGGCTGTTTGCTTAGCTATCTCGTTAGTTTCTCTTGCAATGTCTTTTGATAAAGACCTCATTCGTTTTGCAAGACCATTTAGGGTAGTAACAGCCATTTATCCACCCTTTGTTTTACCTTTTGGTTTCTTCCTATTTTGCCTCTTGAGGTAAGCTGAGTCTAGCGCTTGAATACAGCTTACAAACTCCAATTCTTCCTCGTCATCCATACTGTAATGCCTACAGTATGAATGAATCGCGCTGATCGGTATTGGTCCTTCCCCGAACCCCATTTGTCTTTCTGTTGACAATTCAAAAAATGCGGAAATGAAAAAATCCATCCCCGCATCTAATGTTGGAGCGTTTGCAATTCGCTCAGGTATCGGTTCACCCAACCGATTACACTCGTCGATGATCGCCTGTTCCTTGGCTGGATCAATGCTTAGAGTGTATTCGAGGAAGGCGACAAGTTTTTTAGTTCTACCTCTGCTTGTTCGCTTTGGAAGTTCTCAACCTCAGTTGCGCGAATAACAACAAAGTCCAGTAACTCAGGTAACACCTCAAACAGTTCGTTGGCGTTTTCCTTGCTGAACGCCATGTACGGTTCACGTTTTTCACCCGGTTTCGCTTTGTGGATGTTCTCGATGTTTTCCCAACCAACAAGGCAAGTGTCTACAAACGCTGCTATCAACGCTTGTCTTTCAAGTTCTTCCTTGTCACCTCGCATGGACCTGAATTTACGAGCAAGTATTGCGTACCTCTTGGTAAACGCTTTGTTGTTCGGTCCCATACGCTTGACTCGCATACGGGCAATAGTCTTGTCATCATTGACAGCTACTTCGATCCAAGTACCTTCCTCTTCCTTTTTTTTGTCAGTTAGAAATGTGCGTGTTAATGCTCCCATTGGTAATCTCACTTTCAACTTGGGTTTCAACTTGGGTTTCAACTATCCGAGACTATTCGGATAGTTACACGACGACTGCCATTGCCACTGTGGGCAAGTACGCAAAATATGTTGCCGAAATTGTGTATCCGAATTGGTTTTCAGCACCAAAACTTTCCACAGACAACATGATAGGTTCATCCTTCTCAACATTCACTCGACCACCACCTAGAGCAACTAGCGGAATGTCATAGATAAATCCCGCATTGTCCTTGGTTGCGATCATGTTCAAACCAACGTCGGCTTGCGACTTGATAGCTTGAACAGCGGCGACTGTTGCAAAGTACGCTTCGATTTCACCACCAACTTCAAAATCACCAACATTGATGTCAAACGATCCCAAAGTACCAATTGCTTTACGACCGGTCGCGTTGTTGTTGATCGTGATAGTCCCTTCCATCACTTTTGCATACAAGCTGGACGGTGTTGCTTTCAGCGGATTGTGGATAAACAAACGAAGCTGATAAATGTCGCTCGAAGTGTTCAAAGCATCTTCAATTGGTACGGTTGCATCGCGATTTCCAGGTTTCACGCCTTGCGCACCTGTTCGCAGTTCATTTGTCATTGCTTGGAATGAAAGATCGCAAGTCAACTTGTCGGCGGTTGTCAAATTGAGTGAAAATTCGTTGGCAACAGCACCAATCAAAATTTCACTTTGAACACCATTTACATCCCTACCGAGAGTCCTTTCAAGCTGGTAAGTGCGTCGTTTGATTAGGTTTTGATCCTTCTCGTTTCGCAAGAATAGACCCCTGTAGACTTCCACCGTCTTACTTGATCCGGTATCTGTAACCGGTGTCCAGGTCGGTTCGCGAAGTGTCAACGCACCTGCTGCAACACCTTCAATTCGAGCGTAACCTGGGGCGTTGTTTGCAAACTTAACACCCGACGAATCACCACCAATGAAAATCCATTCACCGACCTGATAACCGTCAGTGATGAAACTTCCACTTGAGCGAGTCAGGGTTAGCGTTTCATCAACACCAAAAGTGATACCAAGGATACCTGAGCCAAATTTCTGACCCACAACTTGAATGGTACAAGGTGCGGTTGCTGTCTCATTAACCAGCGTCCCGGTGACAGTCAATTCATCGGTAGCAATCGCCGTGATCTCGCGAATACCGTTGTTACCGTTGTTGACCATACCTGACAACTTGACCAACTGACCAACTTTGAATTTGGCTCCACCACCAGTCCCAACATTGATTTTGCTTCCGGTAGCAACGAGAGTCGTCAAGCTAACAGTGTTTGCAGCATTGCCATTGATAGGCTTGTTACTGGTAGGTTCGCGAGCATCTGCAAAGAAAAACCCTTGCATGATTCGCGTTAAGTTTGATTGTGTCAAATCCTGATTGAAACCACCTGCTGCTTCAAGATCGGTGACAACCCCCTTCTGACGCTGCCTGGAAGCACTCAGAGGGTTTCGAGCCAAGGTAGTAACTTCACCACCGAAATCATCGAACTCGTTAGGATCAAGAGGATACCAAACAGCGCCGTCTTGCAGGCCGGAATTAAGAACCGCATCGGGCAACTTACCGATGCAGGCTTCCTCGGCAAAACTTAAACCCACCACGTTCGAGTCAATAGTAAATTTTTCGCAAGTCATTTTTGTAACCCTTTGTAAACAAAATTATTTGACAATTGTTTCGTAACTGTACTCGGCAATCACCGTTGCTCGAAAATGGTTTTCGTCTGGGGGTAAATCGTTAATAGTTGCATTTTTGAAAAACACACCACATTCAACACTTTGCTGCAAGAAACAACGCTGGACAAAAATGCTCAAAATGTCAGCATCGTTTGTTTGATATGCACTTTTTGAAAAGTACAAATCAACTCTTGCAATACCTCTTGTTTCGTAATGAGTTCCTACACCGGCCTGACGACCACCTGTCAAACTTTTCTGCTTAGTTGTTAGGTCCATTAGTTGAAAATGCAACCAATGTTTACCGTTA